TCCCGTTGGGGTGTGCAGCATAGGAACGGTTTATGAATCAATCTATGGCAACATTAAAACGCAACAAGACGGGTATGAACAAGTGAGTTCCGACTATGTCAATGAAATTGCCGACGCGCGTAATGCAATTTTAGTTACCAAGGGAACAACAATTGAAGAGGGCAAAGAGGACGATATTAAAACCAAGGCAATCATGGAACTGCCGATAAACGGAGATGCGAAGTGGCTGATCAAAACGTTTTCGGACAATTTTATTCAAAATGCCCTTAATACCTTAACCGACAATATATATTCTTTGGCAAACCACATTGACCATAATCAAAAATTAAGTTCAAATACAAGCTCACTCGCACAAAAAAATAAGCTTATGGGGCTAAGCAGCAAATGTGCTAATAACATTCACGCTATGCAAGACTGCATTAAAACAAGGCTTCAATTCTTATTTGAGTTTTTAAAAGTTAAACAAAAGAAAGATTACTCTTATTTGGATGTAGACATTAAACTTACTCCTGCAATTCCAACGGATGATTTAATGGTTAGCCAAATTTTAAGCCAAAATCCTAACATTCCGGTCAAAACAGGATTTGGACTATACTCTTTCGTCAATGACATTGACCAAATAATGGCTTTGTATGAAGAACAAAATAAGTCTTCCAAAATAGGTGCGGGACTTTTGGAACCTGCTGCCTCAACTGCATCCGCAGACGCGCCGCAAGAGGAAATTAAATCATGAAAATTGATAAAGAATACCAAAAAAAAGTCGAGCAGATCAAAGTTGACGGAGAAAATTACGCGGATTCAGCTATGAAAGACGTCCATATTGAACAGGCCGCAGCATTGGACGCGCTTCACAAAACCATCGGAAAAATCTACATTGACCATGCAAAAGATGGCTTTTTGATACTAACCGCCGCTGAAAAGAACGCAATAGCCTCACAAACAACGAAGCATTTAAAAGATATGGGGCTTAAACTTGGCACTAGCGAAGTTAAAAAAGTAGCCGATATCTTAGAAAATGTTTTCAAGGATACTTATTACAAGAACATTTTCACTCTTGAAAGTGGTATGACCGTCAACTTGAAATTTCCAATACTCAAAAAAGAGTTTGTTGACGCGGCGGTCAATGCAAAATACAAAGATGAATTATTCTCTGATCGTATTTGGACTAACAAAGCCGATATGATTGATAAGTTGCAGTCGTCCATTACGGACGCTATGAAGGGCAACACGACCATTGATAAAGTGGGCAGAGAATTACGCGACACGTTCAACACAACGGCCTATGAAAGCCGTAGGCTAGTCCAAACGGAAACAGCAAGGGTACAGACACAAGCGAGTGAAGAAATGGCACAGGCGACGGGTGTTGAGCAAGTAATGTGGAGCGCCACACTGGACAACAAAACGGCAGACGAGGACGCAGAGCTTGACGGCAAGACCTGGGGGATTAACGAAGACCATCCAGAACCTCCACTTCATCCAGACTGCCGATGCTGCCTTATAAATGTGCCGTATGATGGTTGGAGTCCTACACAGCGCAAGGATAACGAGACAAAAGAGGTTATTGACTACACTAATTATGCCGATTGGGCCAAAGACAAAAATATTTCTGAATAAGCTGTTTTAATTGCAAATGTCGTGTGCTATACTGCTGATATAGAAAGAGGGAGTTAGAAATGAAATATTGCAAAGTATGCGGACAAAATGTTGAACCGGTCAAAAAGTTCAGCATCCCATTTTTTCTAATCAATTGTCTTTGGCTTGTCGGCGGCATAGTATATGTCATCTATTATATTTTTATGAAGAAAAAAACTTGTCCTATATGCGGCGGTGAACAGTTGGAACAAGCTCATAGCAGAGATGAAGCAAATGGTACAACACTTACGCGTGAAGAAACATGGAAAATAGAATCAGATGCACAAAAATTGAAATTGGCTCAAACCAAAGACCGATATGCTCAAGAAATTACCGACGCAAAGGCGAAAAATGCTGAGGCGAAAGCGGCCGTCGCTGAAACGATGCGTAAAAAGAAGGCCGGTGAGCTGCCTTATCAAATAAAAGCGGCTGAAAAGAAAGCTGCAAAATTGAGTAAAAAGGTTGGATGAATAGTGCAAGTAGCTTTGGCAATATCAATATTGTTTAACGTTGTATTTCTCTATTTTTTAATTCACGATACAAAATATTACAATAAAGTCATTAAAGATTTGCAAGAAAAGTACAGAAAAGCACTCGATAAATTATAGAAATAAATAATTACTAATTAGCATCCCAATTCTTTGGGGTGCTTTTTATATACCCAAAAATAAATATGCACTTTATGGACTTAGGTACACAAAGGGCAAAAGGAGCAGATTATGCCAGTAGAAAACATTGAAGAGGTACAAGCGTTCATTGAAGCAAACAAAGATAATCCAAAAGTTGTTGGCTATGTTGGGGGCCTTGTAACACCCGATAGAGTAGCGGCTTATTTGGACAGCGAGGAAGGCAAGAAGCTTTTACAGCCTAAACTTGACACCTATGCTTCAAAGGCAATTACCACGCACGATGAAAAGTTCAAATTAAATGAACTTCCTAAACTGATTAACGAAGCAGTCGCAAAAGCGAACCCGCAGGAAACCCCGGAACAGAAAAAAATTAGAGAATTGGAGGAAAGAATTAATCAGTCCGATTCTGCAAAAGCAAAAAGCGAGTTAACAAACCAAGCACTCAAAATCATGCAAGACAAAAAGCTGCCAACGAATTTAGCTGAGTATTTCATTGGAAAAGATGAAGCTACAACTATTGCGAATTTGTCGGCGCTTGAACAGGTATTCAACACCAATGTTGAAAGCCTTGTAGCTGAGCGGCTTGGGAAAGGCTATCAGCCTCCAACAAGCGGAGCAAAGCTCACCGATACCAACCCATGGAGCAAAGAACATTTTAATCTCACAGAGCAAGGAAAGATCATGGTAGAAAATCCATCCCTTGCTGGTCAGCTCATGGCACAGGCGAAAGTATAAAAATAAAATAAAAAGAGGTAGATATTATGCCAGCAACTAAAATTTCAGACATCATTGTTCCTAGCGTATTCAACCCGTATATCATTCAAGAAACCAATAGACTTGACGCATTTGTGCAAGCGGGGATTGTGAGCAATGACCCAACTCTTGACACACTTGCTGCAAGCGGCGGTAATTTAGTAAATATGCCTTTCTTCAATGACTTGTCTGGAGACAGTGAAGAACTATCCGATTCCGTGGCACTTGGGGTAAACGCAATTACTGCCGGTCAAGACAAGGCAAGGCTTCATATGAGAGGCAAAGCATGGGGAGTTAATGACCTTGCGGCAGCATTAAGCGGTGCTGACCCTATGGCCACAATTGCTTCAAAAGTTGCGAAGTTTTGGGTAGGTGAAAGAAGCAAAATCTTGCTTAAATCACTTGTCGGTGTTGAAACTGCATTGGCTGGTTCTAATGTATACGACATTTCTGCCTTGTCGGGAGCATTGGCAGTCATCAGCGGCGCAACCACTCTTGATGCAAAGCAACTGCTTGGCGACAATTATACCAAACTAACCGGAATCGCTATGCACAGCGCGGTGTATACAAAGTTGCAAAAAGATAACTTGATTGTTTATCTTCCAACGTCTGACGCATTGGTTGCAATTCCGACTTATCTTGGATACAGAATTATTGTTGACGATGCTTGTCCTTCAAGCGCCGGTGTTTACACAACTTATCTGTTTGGTGAGGGCGCATTTGGATTGGGAAATGGCTCCGCACCGGTACCAACAGAAACTGACCGCGATTCTTTGATCGGGGAAGATATTCTCATTAACCGTCAGCACTTTATCCTTCACCCGCGCGGTATCAAATGGAATGAAGTCGCCGTAGCTGGTAAAACTCCTACATTTGCAGAAATTGCAACCGCGACAAACTGGACTAAGGTGTATGACTCCAAAAACATTAGGTTGGTCATTTTCAAGCATAAAATTGCCTAGTCATAAGTTATATGGGGGACAAACTTCCCCCATAAATTTTTAAACGGAGGGTACAAATATGAGCGTAACAGCTTTTAACCGCAAACGTAGAGAGCAAAAAGAGGCTGGACCAGAACCGGGAGAAGTCCCGGGTCCTGTGGTTAGCCTTACAGCTGAGCAGATAGATCTTGCGGCAAGGTGTGAAGCATTGAAGCTTAACTTGCCAGACAATTTGACCGCTGGACAAGTGAAAGAAGCGGTCGAAAAGGCAGAGGCCGAAAAGGAAGATAAGAAGGGTAAGGCTTAACCGCCTTCCCTTTTTGTTTTGGAGGACTTTATGGCGGATACAATAAAAGATGACATTAAAACCGAGCTGAACATAGCAACTTCCGACGTTACAAAGGATGCATGGATTGACTTGCAGATTCGAAAAGGTTCAACACTTATCACCAATTATATGAACGTAACGCCAACAACTCCACCGGCTGACATCGGAGCAACTTATCCAGACGCCTTGATTGAATACGTGGTATTACGTTATCGGAAACGGGGAAATGAAGGCGTCACACAATTTGCGCAAGGCTCCAGGAGTGGCACGTATGGTGGAGAACTGAGTGATTCGGTTAAGCTGTTGCTGCCTATGCCGCCGATTAGAATGCGAGGATAACCATGCTACTTAATTACACGGTAGGCGTTTATAACCGATTGCCAAGTACAAAGGTAGGCGGCGTTACCATCCCCGGAGAACTAGCACTCACAAAAACTATTGATTGTGATATGCAACCCTATTCGGCCGAATTGCTGATTAAATCTTATGGCTATGATATTCCAGTGACCAAACGCTTTTTTATTGAGGATATTTCAGATATCAAGATTGGGACCATTCTCCAATATGGCACAGAAAAGCATGAGGTCAAGAAGATCATTGATTGGGATTATTTCGAGGTATTTACCTTAGAGGCGCAGTAATGGGGATGGAATACAAAAGCTATAAAACCGAAATACTGGTGGCTATGAAGCTATGCAAGCATGAATTTTGTGAGGGTGTGGGTAACTTAGTGGTTGCAGAGGCACAAAGCATAGTACCAGTGCTATCCGGTAACTTAAAGCGAAGTATTGTTTCAGAAGTTATGTCAAACGATAGCGGGGTTAATGTAGGGGTTACCCCCGATGCTCCTTACGGGTTGACCATTGAAAAGGGGCTTTCGAACCATAAAGCGCAGCCTTTCCTTGAACCGGGGGCAGTAAATAGCATCCCTAAAATTGTAGAGGTGGCCAGAAAGCATTATGACCACATGAACGGGGGCCGGTAATGTTAGAACTTTATGCTTTGCTTGATGGAATCATTGGCCCTATTTGTCCATGTTTTGCAGATCATTATCCAGAGGATGACAAAAAGGTTTATCCATATATTGAAATCAAGTTCCCAAATGCGGTACCCAATAACTCATTCTCAGATAACAATCTTTTACAGATCGACATTTGGGATGATAAGGGCACCGACATAAGGAAAATTGAGGGTATAACCGATGCTATCCATAAGGAATTGAACAGGTTGCAATACAACAGCTCAACTATGAACGCGTCTATCAATCGGAACAGCCCACACAGGCTATCAATTCCGGATGCAGTTATCCATATTCAACGCAGAGAATTGCGTTATTTAGTTACAGTTTACAATAAATAAGGAGGTACATAGATGAATAGTACGAATACTATCGGCTTTACGGCTGCAACACCCGACCATCTTCTGATTGATGCCGGTGCCGTATACAAAAACTATGGTTTAGCAAACGAAGCGCTGATCGGTGCGACTTCCGGCGGCAACGAATTTGCAATCGCCAATAAGACGCGTGACATCAAAGTTGACGGCTTGAAAGGCTCTGTAAAGGGCTTAACACGCATTGTGAGTATCGACGTGACACTCAAAGTCAACATGCTTGAACTTACCACCGACATTCTTAAAATGTCTCTGATGGCGAATGTAGACAGCACAGGAGCGGACTACGATGTAATTACGGGTAAGTCAGAGATTGCATTGACTGATTACATTGACAACATTGCTATTGTAGGCAGATTGAGCGGCAGCGCAAAGCCGGTGGTTATTATCATCAAGAATGCTTTGTCTTCCGACGGAATCAAGTTCAGTAACAAGGATTCTACCGATAACATTTTGCCGGTTACCTTTACCGCAAGTATTGACCCGAACACTCCTACGGTCAGCCCTTACGAGATTAGGTATCCAAAAGCCGGAGCAATTGCGGCACCTTACGTGATGTCTACTCCTGTTATCAACAACGGTAAAATCAGACTTGCATTAAGCACAAATTCAGCCCCAACAATCCCGTTCGCCGGTTTCACGGCTAGTGTGAATGGCTCTGCTGATGTTATCACGGCCGCCACGCGTGACCCTAACGATTTAACAGTGATTTTGTTAACCCTTACCACGGCACCGACGGCGGGCCAACTGGTTACAGTTTCTTATACTCAGCCAACCCTTGACGCAAACCAAGTAAAATCCGCAGCGGGCGGCGCGCTTGCAACATTCCCGATTGTGGCAGTAACAAATAACTAAAATTAGGCGCCCTTAAATGGGCGCTTTTATTTTGAAAATTAAGGAGATTAATTATATGGTTTCAACAGATAAGGTATTTGACATGCTTCCAACGGCGGTGGACCTTTACGACAAACTCAAGATTGACAGTTACCGCAAGAAAATTGCGGAAGAAAACAAGGGTAAAGACAAAGCGAATATCAATACCGAAGTTTTGGGGATTGATTTATTCAAGTATATTCTGAAAAACTCCGGTAAGGTCAAAGAGGAAGTTTTTGAGATTGTGGCAATCTTTGAGGAAAAAACCGCTGAGGAAGTCAAGGCACAAAGCCCCGCAAAAACATTCAATACCCTAAAGGAGATATTTCAAGACAAAGAAACAACGGATTTTTTAGCATCGGCTATGAAGCAGGGTGTGCAAGAACATTAAATCTGCTTTATAGCCATTACGGCATAACTTCCACAACTAAAATGCGGCTGAAATCCATAACTCAATTGCTTATATCTGCCTGTGAAAAGGATATTGAAGACAGATTATGGCAGCAGTGGCTTGCTTTGTATCCAAACATGGATGAAGACCACTTCACGAGCTTTGCAGACTTCAAAAAAGAGTGTATGAAACCACCGGCCAAAAAGGTTGATGCAAAACAAGCGATTAAAGAAGCAGAAGAAATAAAGGCACTTGACCGGAAAGGGGGCACATAATGCAAATTTTCGAGTTATTCGGTTCAGTCCTGCTAAAAGATGAAGGTGTAAGCTCAAAACTGGATGCCATTGACAGAAAAGGCCAGTCCACTTCTAAAAGCATGGGTTCATCGTTCGGCAGTATAGCGGGTGCCGCTCTAAAAGTTGCGAGTATTTTAGGCGTAGGCATGGGAATCAAAGGAATGGTTGAATCAGCCGCCAAAGGTCAGCAGACCATGGCGCAAATGGATGCGGTTTTAAAGTCCACCGGTGGCGCGGCGGGCATGACCAAACAAGCCTTAACCGATTTAGCAACAGCACAAGCAAAAGTTACCACATTCAGTGCAGGAACAACCAAGGCGGCAGAAAATCTATTGCTTACCTTTACCGGAATAAGTAGTAAAACCTTTCCAGATACGATTAAGGCCGCACAGGATATGTCAACGGCAATGGGTACGGATTTAAACAGTTCGATTATGCTCCTTGGTAAATCTTTGAATGACCCAGCCACAGGAATGACAAAGCTCACTAAGTCCGGGGTAACCTTCACCGCACAGCAGAAAGAACAGATCAAAACGATGCAAGCGGCCGGAAATACCGCAGGTGCGCAGAAACTTATCCTTGCTGAGCTATCAAAAGAGTTCGGAGGTTCAGCAGTTGCGGCCGGAACGACATTCAATGGTCAATTAAAAATCCTGCAAAATCAAGTCGTTGGCGTCGGTGCATCCATTATGACCAACGTAATGCCCTACTTAACCGGGTTCATTCAATCGATTAATAACGGTATGCCTAAAATAAAGCAAGTCATATCCGACGTAATCGGTGCAGTTGTCCCTAAATTTCAAGAGTGGATGAAACTGATCGGGCAGATCGTCACGGAATTGTTTCCGGGATTCGGTAAACAGTTGGATGGGGTCAAGGGAAAATCAGACGGCTTTAAATCTGCATTGGATGGCGTTACAAATGTTCTGAAATTTGCGCGGGATAACATGGACATTGTAAAGGCGGCATTGGTGGCGTTGGGTTCTATTTGGGTAATACATACAGGCTTTGTAGCCGCTCATAATGCAATCATGGCGATTAGCAACGCACGGGCAGACGTAGCGGCGATTAAGACAGGGGTACTAGCTGCCGCGCATGGGGTGGTAACCGCCTCGCAGTGGCTATGGAATGCAGCAATGACAGCCAACCCGATAGGGATTGTAATTATTGCAATTGTAGCACTTGTCGCTGGATTAGCGATATTGTTTAATAAAAACAAAGCTTTTCATGATTGGGTAATCAATGCGTTCAATTCCATAAAAACTGTAGCCACGAATATTGGAAATTGGTTCAAAGGCGATTTTGTAAATTTCTTTGTGAATGCATGGAATAGCATAAAATCGTTTTTTGCTGGTATCCCCGCATGGTTTACCGAAATATTCAATTCTACTAAGAATAGCATAATGAGCGTTTGGAACAGCGTAACAACGTTCTTCACTTCTTCATTTGAAAGTCTAAAAAACAATGTTACAACTACATTCACCAATATCAAAACTGCAATAATGGAACCGATTAATGCAATCATTACTTGGTTTCACATACAGATCATGGAGCAATTAATTTTTACAGATAGCTTTTTTAATAAGATAAAAACCGCAGTGTTGTCAATATGGACACCCATTAAAAACGGGCTTACTCAAGCATGGAACGGGATAAAATCAGTAGCAGTTGGCGCATGGGAACTTATTAAAAATGTTATTTTGGCGCCGGTGCTGATACTGGTTGACCTTGTTACTGGAAACTTCGGACAAATGAAAACCGATATAGATAAAGTTTGGCTGAATATTCAAACAGCTTGTTCAGCCATGTGGAATGGCATTGTTACTTTCTTTACTGGAATTTTGGGAGCTATTTCCGGCGGATTTATGGCGTTCGGAGCAATAATTATCAATGGGCTTGTCGTTACGTGGAATAGTGTAACAACGACAGTAACCGCAGCATGGACGGCCATAGTATCATTCTTCACAAAAACATGGGCTAATATTTCATCCGGACTAACCGCGTTTTGGAACAGCATCCCGGGATTCTTTTCTAACTTGTGGGCTGGAATAAAAGCAAGTATTTTAGCCGCGTGGACGGCAATCGGTACCTTTTTTACCACTACATGGGTAAATATTGGGAAGGGCATAAATTCAGCATGGAATGGTTTCTTGAAAACAATTAACAGCCTAAATAATACCATTAAAACCGGAGTTATCAATATTTGGAACTCTGTTATGGCATGGTTCCGTGCCCTTCCTGCCACGCTAATGACGATCGGTGCGAATATGTTTACTAGCATGAAAAGCGGAGTCATGAGTACCATAG